GAAATTGGTTACTTCCTGTGCCATATCATCCTTTCACTTTTTTCTCCACTGAAAGAATTGCCAAACTTATCATCATAAGTTTTACAGACTGGCTGTCCTCTTCAAGCAAATCAATATCCGCAACCACAGGCTCACCGCTCATGGTGTTCCATATTTGCTCTACCTCTTCCGTCTTCTTTTGATTCATCAAAAAGAGATACGCGTCATACTCGGAACGGTCAAATTCAAATACGACCTGAACTTTCTGTTTTTCTTCCATATATTCACTATTAAAAGGTTATTCAAACAATACTTTAATGCCACACGAACTGGCCACATCAAGCTCCAGCTTAGCTCCTTTACTCAATTCCCATCCTTGTAGCATATAGATAAAATTACAATCCAGTAACAAACGGATGTCCGCCCGCATGTGCTCTCTCCAGTGCGCTTCATCCGGCAGTCCGTTTTTGAATGGATTCACCGGAACGAACCCCATAGCACGCAATCTGTTTTCAGCATCGAGGAACGCACCTTTGCGCTCATCGATATTGTAGTGGGCTATTGCACCACTGATGTAAACTTTGTCTTTTTCCATATCACTTCTTTTTGATGTTGACTTTACAACTTGGATTCCATATCAGCACATTACGTGCAAACAAGACATCACCCGTTTCTATTACGACATGACCGGGCGTTTTCGCTCTTCTCACTTTCAGGTCACTTTGAATGTTTCGCTCCAGCCAGTCATCCAATACTGCCCGGCTGGAATTTCCGTCCAGCAGGATCTGGAACTCTTCCGTTCCGGTGTAGCTTTCAAAAGCCTTTTCGTTATTATCCATAATCACTTTGGTAAATTATTACTTGTTTGAATGATTCCGTCTTCCCATACCACATAATAGCTTCCCGGGTCTCCAATGGCGCGTCCTTGACAATAAGCTTTATAACCGACCACCCGAATCTTCATATCACAGATATATTTCAATCTTACTGCACCGCCACCCATCGGCTGGCTTTTCTTTTCCTGGCTAATCCAGATGAAACATTTCTTCGGAAAGGTTTCCATCAGTTCCACAGCCTGCGGATAATCCCATCCGGCCACCTGAAAGGAATCGATGATGATAAACTTCGGGCTTTTCGGTTTTTTCAGTCTGGCAATCACTTCCTCCAGACTGCCTTCTGTCACCACGCGAAATTTACCCTGCACCTCATTCATCTTCAGATAACCCATACGCCGTTGGAAGCTTTGGTTGATTTTCTCTTCGTAACTCATGTACAGCACCGTCCCATAGTTGCACAGTTCCTTTCCAAGTTGCATCACAAAGCTGCTCTTCCCGCTGGCACTGGCACCACTGATGAACCACGAAGCGTTCTCTGCCGGGAACCCGAAAGGTTTGCTCCATTTCTCATTCCACGGCAGAGTAACCCATTTCTTGGCGGCTATTTCCTTCGGACTGTACGCACGCTTCATATTTTTTTATATTTTTGCATCATGAATGATTCAATACACATAAGAGTTTCATTATTTAGCAATGTTCCAACGCGAACGGATGATGGGTTTCATCGTTTTGAAACCGTCTTTCTAAATCCGCTCCTACAAGCATGTGCTCCTCCTCCACTGTCAACTCACGAATGGGAAGTGACTCGACATCGATACATTCCATACAAGGTCTTTGGAGAGGGCGGGAGGGCTGAATGCTTTGGCGCTGATTTAATTCTGCGTCACACATGCAAATCAGCACATCAAGCCTTTCTCGTAGCGCAAGCAATTCGTTCAGTAACTGATTTGTTCCAGTCTTCACACGAGGGGATTTATTGTTTTTGTTGCATCTATTCATAATTCATTCATTTTAAGTTTTTCAATCTCAGTATAGACTCTTCTCAAACCACCGCGTGTCTTCCGTACAATCTGGGCTATATCAGCACCTGCTGGGGCATTTACCTTGGCCACAATACGTGCCTGGTTATTCAAGAACTGTTCGCGCTCCTTGCCATCATCTGGTGTCACCTTGCTGTACCGGTCACCATAACGGCTCAACATTTCGGTATAGCCCACCTTCTTACATTCTATGGAGCGGTTGATTTTCTCTTTCAATCCGTCTGCCCCCATCATGTACCAGGCGCAGCAGCGTTCAGTGGCATTCCATAGAGCCTTCAGTTCAAGGAAAGCTTCATACTGCAGGTCGCCTGCTTCATCGAGGATGATAAGCGGGGTTTCCATCGAACGGAGATAATATACCAGGTCTTCATACACGTCTGAATACTTTCCCTTGCTGTCCACACCAAACTCCGCGGCAATCTTGCGTACCAGCTTCAATTTGGTCTTTACCTGCGAGCAGTCGATATACACGGCATTCTTGTGGCTCTGCACATAATAACGTGCCGTGAAAGTCTTGCCGATATTGGGCATGTCGCACAGGATGCCCGACAGGCTGGACTGCTGTGAGAACTCCAGCTGGGCTGTTATATATTCAAAGGTCGGGGTCTTGGCTGCTTTCCATTCCATTTCACCACGGAGGTTCACCCCTAATTTGCGGGCAATGCTTATCCAGTTGGCATCGCTCAGGGCTTTGTCTGTCTGTCCGTTCTTGATTGTACTGTACACAGACGTACTGATGGCCAAAGAGGCAGCATGCTTGGCATCACTGGGATAGTTCGCACGGTTGGCGGCTATCGCTGCTAAAATCTTCTGTTTTTGCGCTTCTGTAATCATAATTCTAACGCTGTTTTAATGTTGTTCTAATTCTGTTCTTACATGTCACTGATGGCCCTCATTGCCTCGCTTATTCCGGAGTGCCATTCATAATCTGATTCCGGATCTGCCGACAATTCGGCTGGCAAATCATTGGATAGTTCCACCGGGGGAAGTTCCAGTTCCTCTTCCGGGTCATCCGTTGGCTGATCCGGTGTACCGGTTCCCACCTTGCCGATGGCGTGGTCATTGAGGTATTTGCTGAAATGGCTCAGAACTTTGTTTTGCTCTGTATAGGCTGCCCGGTCTTCTTCGGTCTGTTCTGCCATCACCCGGTTGTAAGTCACTACCGGACGAACCTTGTCAAGGTAGCGGTCGTTCTGGAACAGGAAGACATCCGTAGGCTTACCCTCTTCATCCGGCAGGTAGTAGGCCGTCACCCTGCGGTTGTTTGGTTCCAACTGCTCCAGCACTTCCGGACCGCTCAGCCACCAGTCTGCATTTGCCACACGTACTGTGGAATTTCTACGAATACTGGTATCTACCTTTTCCCCGATATATCTGCTCAAAGTCAATTTATCAAGCGGTCGAAGGGTCGGATTGATTTTGGCTACAAGCACATCCCAACGGGTCATTCCGGGATATTTCTTTTGGTTGGGGTGAAGCGTATTGTTCCATTCTTCACAATCGCGACGGTCATCCGCCACAAGCTCTTCAAACGTATAATACTTTCGGTCTTCCCAGGTGTGGTTACTGCTGTCGCTCACTTTCTTCTGGTCCACCCGCCGTGCACCTTTGTTATGCCAGCGGCCAATGGCTTCATGGTTCTTATGTGCTATGGTTGTCTTGAACGCACCGTTCAGAGCTTCAGCATATTTTTCCTGTGAGTTCTGCGGAGCACAGAAATGCACAAACTTGAATACCTCACCTGACTTCAGGAATCCTTCTTTATACTTGCTCATCAAGTGCTGCTCCACCTCAATACCGGCTGGAATACCCCATCCGTTGCGTTCGATGAGCCGGAACATATCACGGAAACAGTCCACTACCAAAGCATCATCCTTATCCCGTCCGTAGGCCAGCCCGATACGGCACTGGCTCACCGCATCATAGGCATAATAGGCATGCACATACTCGCCGCCTTTCATTCGGCGCGGCAAATCCACGTCATCCATCGTTATTTGTGACAAAGAGAACTCCCCGCCATGACGGTGCATGTGCGGCATTTGCTCGTGATAGAACTCCATACGTCCACGCAAGACTTTTTCTATCAGCAGCTGGCTTGCCGGGTTGTTCAGAATGTTCCGGATAGTGCTTTCGCTCAGTTCTTTCGGCTCCCCGTTCTTGTCCGTAAAGTCTTCCGGATTGAATATCTCTCCTGTTTCCAGATCCCAAACTTCCAGTTCTCCGCATACAAACGACAGATACATTTCATGCACATCGCTGCCGTATGGTTGGTTGGGAAGTACTTTCAAACTCATCACCAGGCGTTCGTCCATGTGAGTCACCTTCCGTTTGTTCTGGTTGCCGAACTTACCGGTTATCAGACATTCGTAACCGTACTGCTTGTATTCGTTCACTTTCTTTCGGAAGCGCAGGGTACTGGCAGGAAGGTCATGACCAAAGTCTTCGCGCAGGGTCTCGATGGTGGTGGCCATCATGTCCCAGTTATATTTTTCACCCATCAGTTTGCGGTAGTCATTGCTTCTGTTATAAAGCTTGATACAAGTATTCAACACGGAAGCATTCACCGCATATTTCCGGGCAAGTTCGTCTGTAGCTCTTTTGCTGGAAGAATGGGCAGACCATTCCAAAAAATAGGCTACTGCAGCCTGATCCAGCACATAGTTTGATAGTATCCAGTGGCGAAGTGCCTGCTCTGTTCCACCGGGGTTGTCTTCCTTCACCCGTTCCAGACACTCGGTAGGCAGGCTATTGAGGGCGACCAACGCGCAATTTCCAGCAGCACCTCCACCACGGCGCACCACCTTGATACGGCCACGGTTCACCCAGTTCCTATAACAGGATTCGGTGATATAGCCGCCATCTATGAGCTCACGTGCAGAAATACACTGTATGTTACCGTAATACACCAACATAGCCGCCTCCTATCTCAATGCCGATGCAAACGCTTGGATTTGGTTAATATCGGCAACCATCACATGCTCGTAAGTCTTCACCGTTTCTCCCTTGAATATTACCTGGCCGCTACCATCCTTGCGGTCAAGCTCTATAAGAGCACCATTGGGACAATATAGGCGGGATACTTTGTCATAGTCGTGAAAAACCTCCACCTCCGGAATAACAACCATCACAATACCGCCACGATCCATGGCCAACTTACGAATCTTTGCAGAGAGTTCGGAGTTGCCACGACGGTCATCAAAACGGATAGCGTTATAAACAGTCTTCTCTGTCACGTTGAGCGCCTTTGCAATAAAGTCGCGGTCAGCTTTCGTAATGTGAATGTACCTCTTGTTCATATCTCACTTATTTTAATGATTAATATTGGAGGGAGTCCGGGGAATCGAACCCCGGCGCAAGAACCATGCACTCCCGTGTGTCTTTCCACACTGTCACCCGTCTCTTAACGCCTTCCGGGTCGTCACGCTGGGTTATCCTGAGTATCTTTACTTGATTGATTCTTTAATTCCACATTCCGAATGGTCTGCAGCAGCTCTGCTTGAAAACATACACACATTGTATAGACCTCATCTTTAAATCTTGAATTCTGCACTGGTTCTACATCTTTCATCTGAATAATGGCACTGGTTAATTCGTTCATCAGGTTATCCAGCGTCTTGGGATCTACTTTCATCAATAATGTCTCTTTCATAATCTTATACTTAAAAATCGCTAATCACACGCCTTTTTTGTATCTTTGGCGCGGTGTTCTTTTTTGAACACGTCACAAAGATAGTATGAATATCTCATACTTCAAAACGATTTAGTGTAATTTTTCATACTTAGAAGCAAATATGAATGAAAATCTCAGATTTATAAGCATAATCGACGAATTGAAGTCTAAAGGTGTGATTGCCGACTATGTACAAGTTGCAGCCAATTTACAAACTAATAAAGCAGGGATTAGCGATATAAAATCCGGGAGGAAGAAATTATCTATCGACCTACTTCGCCGTATGAAATTATCATACCCAAATATTAATATAGAATGGGTTATTATGGGTGAAGGAGAAATGTTTCATACGGATACACCAGCCTCAAACAAGCCCCAAACCCCGGAACTCTCCTCTCTCCTTGCCTTGATTCGCGAAAAAGAAGAAATCATCAGGGAACAAGATAGAGAAATCGGACGCTTAGAGGAACGAATCCGGCAAATGACAATCGAAAAGGAAAAACATGTATCGGATGCGTCCATTTCCGGTACTGCAAATGTCGGGTAGGCGGATTTACTGTTACCATACACCGGTGATGGGAAACGAAGCGTACCCCCTATCATCCCCCATGATGTCCCCCTCCCAAGCAATCCCCCTCCCCTACCTTCATATATGGGTATAAAAACACTGATATTGGGGCATTTAAAAACTAAAGCGTGAAAAATGATAGGTTTTTAGGGGGGGGCTATCAAATAAAAAACGAGGGGTATTTTTAAAATTATAGTATTTTAGTACGTCTGTATCGCACACCGCCAAAACCCTATTTTGAATATCCAGTTCTATAAAAGTGAATATCCACTTTGAACATCCACCTGAATATCCAGCGTCAAAAAAGACCGATTTCAAGCACAAAAAAAGGGAGGTATAACCACCTCCCCACACTGGATCATTCTAAAGCCGCTTTTGTCGCGTTTTTAGCCGCTTATTATTCGCCTGATACATTTCCACTACGCCCGCAAGAAATGAGCGTAGATTGCTTTATTATAGCCTTTTTGGTGCATATAGTACCGTTCCCGGACAATCCTGCATGCAGCAAATAATTCTTCGTTGCACCCACCTGCTCAGCTGTAAAAACGGTATAAACCGCCGAAATGCTGCTGAAATACCAATCTTTCCGCTTTGTTCCTTCTATTCCGTGCGTCAAATGCACATGTATTACCTTTCCCATAACTAATAATATTTTGTCGCAAATATACCAAATAACTATTATATGGAATAATTTAAGCGGCATTATATCAAATAATCGGGCACAAAAAAAGCAGCCGCAGCTGCCATGCACTCCCCCACCCGAATCAACTATGTAAGCCCTATGTAAACCCAATTAAACCTATCTGCAAATCTGTATGCCTGAAAAGCACCTAAATGTAGCTGCAAATTAAACCCACGTAAACGTTTCGTTTTGCAGAGCCATCCACTCATATCTTGCACAACCTTTTGTATATCAATATGTTTTATATCTTTTTCTCCCAATCCTCAATATACGTTTCGTTCTGTGCCCCATATATAGAGGAACAGAACAAACGACTCAAAAACAAATTGAGAATTGCAAGAAAAAAAGGCAATGTTGTTCGCATTAGTAATTGCTATTGTCCCTGTGAGTGCTTCATTAGAGAAGGCGAAATCACAATGTGTGATGACGTTGCCTCTGCAGGAAGTTGGAACATTGATTAAAATCACTAACTGAAGGAGAGCCATTGTTATTACTTTGGCTTTCCTTATTTTAAATTTATGGAATCCATTGCTTTTCAAACTCAATATGGTAATTACTATCTATATAGTCCTTCAACAAAGACAATAGTGCCTTTGTCCAAAGACATGTACGATATAATATCGCATCAAAATAAAGATACAGAGATCCTTCTACAATTAAAGGAATATGGTTATCTCGATGATTTTACCTCACCGTTAGATGCTTGCATAACAGGCAATGCAATACAAAACGCATTGATAAATTTGTCTCAAATCATATTCGAAACGACGACACTCTGTAACCTAAGATGTGAGTATTGCTGTTATAGCGAAGGCTATGATACATTTGACAGCAGAAGGGGTGTGTTGGGAAATCTGAAATTTGAAACAGCGAAGATCATCATTGATTATTTGGTCGTTCTTTTTCAACGTGAAGCAAAATCGGATGCGCCTAAAGAGCCTTTTGCTATCAGCTTTTACGGAGGTGAGCCTTTGATGAATTTTGATGTTGTTCGTCAAATTGTGGAATATGCTGAATGTGTTGAATTCCGAAATCGTTCACTATTTTTTACGATGACAACAAATGCAATGCTTTTATCAAAGCATGCCGACTTTTTGTCACATCACAATTTCAAAATGTTGATAAGTCTTGACGGAAACAAAGAACATGACTCTTATCGAAAAACTCCTAACGGCTTCCCATCGTTTGATATCGTATTGAAGAATTTAATGAATGTTGAGAGTAGGTTTCCAAAGTGGTTTGCAACATTTCGATATAATGCCGTTTTTACCAATATAAGTGACGTTAGGAATATAGTTGAATGGTTCAAATCTCAATTAAACACGACTCCAAATTTTAGCCCAGTTCATACTCCTACAAAAGAAGCAAAAAATGGAGATAGAATATTGTCTATGCTCAAAACTTTTGAAATTCCTGAGGATATGGCGTTGGAGCATGGCTTAATCACCCAAAATCCTCTTTTTAATCGAATATTGCTATTAAGTACAAGACTATTGAATAATTCATTTAATAAAGAGACTGATTTACTCATAGATGACAACACAGACAACAAGATACTGCCAACAGGTACTTGTATTCCTTTCTCAAAACGAATGTTCGTAAGTTACGATGGAAAAATACATCCATGTGAAAAAGTAAACAGGGATTCACCATTAGGATTTATAGACAACAATGGATGTGTCTGTATTGATTGCGATGATATTGCAAGTAGATTCATGAAAAGGATTACAGAATTTTCATACTTGTGCAAGAGGTGTTATATGCAGTTTTGTTGTACAAAATGTTCTTTTTGTTATAGTAATGGTAAATGCGAAGAATTTACATCTAAGAATAAGTTTGCAAAGCTATTATCGGAGGCTGTATCATACATAGAATCTCATCCCGACATAATAAAAATTTTAGAAAATAGTATTATTATAAAATGAATAGACTGTATATATTTTTCCCTCATTGCTATATCAAGGCAACATCAAACGAACTGCTCATATATGACACTATGACGTTCAAGAGTGTATATCTGAAGGACATTGTGTTGTCTAACTATAATATAGACAGATTAAACCGATATGGCTATGTCGAGGAGAATTGTGACACCAAACTTTTGCTGCAAAAGATTACTGTCAATCACTTTGGATATTATATCCAATATGATGAGTTGATGCCATACATCCCAGAAAGAAAATTAAGAATTACAACTTCCCTGCATAAGGAAAAGAAGGCTTTAGGCTATAACCTCACATCATATACAAACTTGATGCTGACATCGCTTACATTATTGCTGAACAATACAATATCCACATACCTTAACACATTTGCATACAAACAATTAGAATACCCAGATACTAATTGCGCAGAAATTGACATGGAAAAGATTTCCGTGCAACTTAGTTCTTTTTGTTTAGAGAAAATCATATTGTCAGGAGAATTACCATATGCTAAGTTAGAGAAGTTTCTTGAATTTACAAGTGATAGAAATATACAGGCTATCTACCGAATTCATTATTTAGCATATTCTTTTCAATATATTCAAGAAATCCTACATAAATTTGATTCGTTGATAATAGAGTTGTTGGTAGACTCTCACACTCCGTTTCATATACTAAATTTTAACGAAGAAAGATTGCTATATAAATATATAATAACATCGATTTCTGATGTGGATAAAATATCAAAAATAGGAAAAGATGTGATTCTCTGCCCGGTCTTCTTGGATACTAAGACAATTACTTTACAGTCACAAATGATTATGACTAAAGATGAAATTCTCCAATCATGCCATACGCTAAAAGAATGTTATGTAAAAGACTATATTAATCCTTCTTGTTTCGGTCATTTAACTATCAATTTTAATGGTGAAGTTTGTTGTTTAAATGAAAAAATAGAATCTTTGCAAGATATGGATTTACCTTACATCATAAACAAGTGGATTGGTTCACAAAGTTGTCTGTGGTATCTTGCAAGAAATAAAAGATGTTGTTGCAAGAAATGTGCTATCCAAGTTTTGTGTCCATCAGTTTCAATATATGAACTGCTAAACATATACAAGTGTCCTTGTACAGTTTAGTCCAATAAAAAAAGAATCCTTCCGTAAACAGGAAATTCATCTTCTATAAAAGTTTGTACAAGAAAAAATAATGTTACCTTTGCATTTGAAGTCGGCGTTCTTTTGATTTAATGCAAAACAAGGAAAGAAACGGAGTTTCGCTCGTTTCCAAATCGTTACCAGTCAAGTTGCAATCCTTTGTAAGTTGTTTATTCTAAACATGAAAGAAGATTGAAAATGTCTTGCCGTGTGTGTGGTCAGGTTCTTTCTGATATTGCACAGGTCAGCGATTTCCTTCAAATAACTGTTCATGCGTTGATTGCATATGACAGGCAGGCAGAGGCTTTTTTTCCGGCATATGGGATGTTCCTCGTATTTTTTGAGGATGGCAAGCGGAACCGGCAGCAGGGGGATGTTGCAGACAGAAGATGCCCGGTGTCTGCGCTCCAGTTTTACACGTCCTTTTCTGATCCACCAGTCACCGTTGTTGTCCTGTACGAGGTTGTCTTTTGTCAGTGTGGACACATCGGCGAAGGCCAGCCCGGTGAAGGCGGCGAAGACAAAGATGTCGCGTACCAGTGCCAGCCGGGGGATGGTGAATTCTTTCTCCATGATGCTTTTCAGTTCCGGATAGGTCAGGAATACGGGATCGGTTTCGTCCTGTGCCATCTTGTATCCGTAGAACGGGTCCTTGCGCATCCATTCTTTGGCCAGGGCCATGTTTGTAATACGCTTGAAGCATTTCATATAACGGACAATGGTGTTCCGGCAAAGGCCGGCTTCCGTTTTCAGGAAAAGGTCAAACGTGGCAATAAAATCGGAATTCAATTCATGGAACGTAATGTCTTCTTTCCCGTAAAAGTCAGGAATGGCCTTTTGCAGCTTTTTCATCACGTTGATGTAACGGTTGATGGTTACAGGCGCATAATCTATGTTTACTGCCTTTTTCATTTTTTCTATTTCTTCGTTCATTGTACCGAGCAGGGTACGCATTTCCGTCTCTTTTCCGAATACCCGTTTCAGAAGAAGTTTGGGCGTGATCAGTGCAAGTTCGAGCATCAGTTCCTTGTGCTTCTGCAAAGCCAGAGCACTGAGTTCTGCGATGTAGGCGTTCAGTTCTTTGGCAGTCCTGTCCTTTCCCTTGCTGCATCCTTTGGCGGAATCCCATTGTTTTGGCAGAACGCTCCGCTGTATTCTGGCCTCTTCGTAATGCCCGTCAATGGTTATACGCATAAGAATGGGTGCCTCACCGTTTTTCAGAAGTTTTGTCTTCAGAATGAAGAACAGGATGTTCATTGTTCCTTGTTTCATACTCGTTTCCTTTTAGTTGTTGGACATGTTTTACTTTGTCAACCGGAAAGGGGTGGAAGGGACGTCTTTTCGGTGGTTTTTTTATTTGAAGGATATGAAAACCACCGAATTTTTCCGGGAAAACCATCGGAATAGGAAAAACGGAACTTCCTTTGGAAATTTATATTTCCGGGATACGGCGTTTTTTTCTTTTCGTCCGATCTCTTTTTCACCACATTCAAGCAGGTCTGCAAAAGTACTCTTTAGCGCCTGAAAGATGATTGTGTAAATAGTTGAAAATAAGTGAAGTATAAAGCTAGTGGTGGTTTTTTAAAAGGGGGTGTGAAAAACCACCGAATGGGACATTTTTAAATTCTTAAATCTGCATTTTTTTGTAGGTGACAGAAATAAAAAAATCCCCCGAAATTGCTGAATTTCAGAGGATTTCAAGAGTGAAAAGTTCTTTCGAGTGGTGCCACCAGGAATCGAACCGGGGACACAAGGATTTTCAGTAATAAATTAATAAACAATGAAATGGTTGTATATCAATTAGATACTTATATCTTCTCTTTTATGGTTAATGCAGTGGAGAAAACAAAGGTTGTTTTCAAGTTAATACTAAATTTGTCTATCACAATATGTATTGGCACCTACAAAGTGCTAAATTTCTTGTTTTTGTTTCATAACTGTTTTTGTTATATAGCTCAATGATTTTCTGCCTAATATAGCAGGTTTATCCAATTGCTTGTCAAGAAGAAAAGGAAAAGAGAAAGTACATCCCTCATACTCAAATCCAAGCATGAATACTTTGCATACTCTCAACTTGTTGTCCTTGCATCTTCCTACTTTCTTCCCCATATAATGGAACACATTATTAGTGCTGATGGAATCAACATAGTCAGGAAGAAAGGGTTGCAAGTTGTCATAGGCAGGCTTTGTATTCACTTCTCCTATATTATTCTCAGAAAGTGAATACATCTGCTTTTCTCCAAGATTGAAGAAAGCCAAGAATGCAGGACTGATAAGATTGTGCTTCATTCTTTTGTCAATAAGGAATGTAAAGCCAATACCTTTAATCTCAACAAATATTTTCTCACTTGACATTGTTGATAGTGAGTTTATTAAAATCAAGAATCCATTTATTTTTTACAAGAAAGTCCGTACTTAGGATACCATGAATTTGCACCCCTGTTTCTTCTTGTACCTGCCTTATAGCATCTGAGCCGTCAAATACAGAGAAAATAGAAGTATAATCAGTTCCCTCGAAGTTGAACGTAGCTTCAATTACAGGAGTTTCTTTGTATTCTCCCTCTATCCCCATGATTCTTTGTTTATCTTCCAACACTCTAAATTCATCTTTAAAGTGTTCATATACATAGGTAAATAGAATGTTATTTGTTGCTCCTGTGTCTATAAGAAAACACAGGTTCTTTAGCTTTCCTGATGTTATAATCAGTGGTAAGCCTGTCTTTTGCAAGCCAAGTGTTAGTGGAAATTCCATAATCAATTTAATCTAAAGCACCTGTGAATAATAAAATTAAAGGCAAAACCAGAATAAGAAATCCAAAAATCAATAGAAAGATTAAAAGACATCCTTTATCATTACTATTTATTTTCTTCATCTGCTCCTTGTAATCATCTGTTCTTTCGTAGGCTTCCATTAAAGAAAGAGCCAAGTGTTTTTCATCAGAAAATCTTGCAATAAATTCAAACTCATTTGGATGGGATTTATAATAAAATATACATGACTTCCATAAATGCTTTCTTATAAAATCTGAACTTGAAGCAGAATAATAAGTATTAATATCTACTTGTTTTCCATTGATATAATATAAAGTTTTCATTATTTCTTCATTAATCTATATTCCAATAATTACTTTCATCACCTTCAAAAGCATCAAGCCTTTGGTCTTCCCAATCCTCTTTATCATTCCATGAAGAATCATTAAAGTTATCATCAGAAGTGTAGATAATATTCCTTTTCTTCATATTTGATTGCTCTGATGGTAAAGTTTCTTCCAACTCAAAGTCAGGCATAAATTCAAAATCAATTGGTAAGTTTACTTTTGCTAAATGGTCTATTATATATTCAACTCTTTTCCCTTTGTATTTTCCTGTAAATTTGATGGCATCATAATTTCCAAATGATTCAAGTGGGGCTATATAATCAAGATTTGGATAAATGGTTATTTTCCCCATATTGTCAATTATTCCCCAGTGTACATTATCTTTTAATTTAACTCGTGTATAATTGTTTGTAAATTGAGGGTCGCACCAAATATATTTGCCAAAGGGTATTATTTGCCTATTCCATATATCAATGTAAGCATATTGATATTGATGGTTTCTGACCAATGACAGACCACAACTGAATGGTTGCATTTCCATGTATTGAGGTTGAATAATAATTTCTCCTCTTTGGTTCTTTGCGCCAAACAAACCATTTTCTTGAAAAATAATATAGTCCTTGTCCATCTGCTGCCTTTTTGTAGCCATACCACAAAAAGAAAGGTGTGGTGCTTTCTTGTTTTAGTCCAAGGTATCACCACAACACCTACAATCACAAACAAGGAAAGCCCACACCAGTTGGCATGAGCATTCACTTCCTTACTGCTGTGATTGTTAGTCTTCAAAGTGGTGATTTTTGGACTTTCACAAGTAAGAAGCAAACACTTCTTTTTCTAATATGTCTTGTTAAACTTCTATTTCATTGCAAATCATTTTTGTTGTTACTGCAAAATTACGATAATTCTGCAAGAAACAAACATCAAATCAGTCAATTTTATAAAAGTCAATCCATATCAGAGCACCATTGGCATGAGCTTATTCTCTTGTCTTGAAGGGATAATGAATACCTCTCCTTAACCTTATACAAAGGTACTGCTTTTGCTACATATCTCTTATTCTCATTGTTTTTCATTTTAAAGAAGCCCCGAAATATTGATATACTCCGAGGCTTCATCCAACAATCAAACCATAAATCAGGTTCTTTTATTTCCGTCTGAACAATAGAAGCAAAGAACTATTGCTCCCAAAATCAAATTGATAATGGCAAAGATGATTTCTCCCATGTTTTTGTCATTGGATGAACCATGAATACTCATTATCACCATAAAGAGCTTTGTTTAATCCATCAGCAAGTTGGGTAGCATTATAAGCCCTGTCCAAGAAGTTGTCTATATAGGAAGTTTTATTTGCCCCTGTAAGCAGATTATACACATTCCACATAGATATTTCTCTTTGATTGTCAGGAAGAGAAAAGTTATCATCATGATAAAATGACTTGGCAACAATGCCTATCTGTGTATCAGTCATAAGCATTTGTGGCAATATTCTTTTCTGTTCATTGGGCAGATATTGGTACAATCTGCACTTACCCAAGAACTGTGCAAACTGATGTTCTGTCATATAGCTATCCTTGAAAGCTCCCATATAATGAAGATGTTTGGCTACATTATAATCTTGAAAAAGCTGTATTGCAGCATTGAATAAACTATGCACATCCATTACCTTTAATTCAGACTTGAAACCATCCGTACTGACACACATATTACAGCAAACCAAGTTCTTAAATCCAATGAAAAGTTTGAATTTCTCCATGCCTTTTTTGCTGTATAGATTTTCATGATTGTAACTTCTTACCCCTCCAATAGTCAGATTGAGCCTGTTACCTGCAATATCCTCATGGATGGTGGGAATTTCAAAACAGAACATCATCCTTTCATAATAGATGGTCTTATCTTCTTCCAACAAATCCTTTACAGGTTTGTAAATTGCTTCGGGGGTTCTTCCTTTGATGATATGACTTACCCTGATTTCAGGCAGTTCAATACTTTCACTCGGGAATACCCTGTTGGCTGCTTCCCAAACAGCTTCAATGAAGTTGGGATGGGAGATGGTTATTTCATTGTCCTTGCTGAATACAGGGACTATGCAATCTTCTTTCAAATGTTCAATGGTCACTTCTTTTGTATTAGCTTCTATGAAAGGAAGTCTTTTTACTTCTCTTCTTGACAAGATTAGCTCTACATCAATAATATCCTGCTGTTGGGATAACTCCAATGTCTTGTTTGCTTTGCTTGGATAAATCAGATTAGCCTTGACTGGCTGTAATTGCATTGCTTCCATATCTTATAAAGTTGGGATTATAATTAATACTCGGTTTATTCTGTTGTTCTTGCAGTTGAATTTTCTTCTGCATGAAGTCAGAGGTCAACTGTTGATACCACTCGGGGTATTTGTGATAGATAGCTGTCAATTCCTCTATAGTTTTAGCTGTATTTATTTGCTGTCTTATCATTTCAACAGTCACTCCATCATTGCACCAATCAAGGATAATTTGTCCTGCTGCTGGTGTAATTGTAAAGTCTGACTTTCCCATAAAAAGGTTGGTTCTGTCCTTGCTTGCAATGGCTTGATGCTTCATATTGATGTCAAAAACTATGGTAAACTCATAATCAATTCCATCCCTCATTACAGCCTTAAGACCAACTTTTTCAGGTACAAGTTTGCCATTTTTCTCACTCAGCACATAATCTTGTTTACATCTCATAGTGCAGATGATATGTTTCTCACTTTGCAATATCTTCTGCATGAAAGCATTGATTCTTGGTGTAATTTTCTGCCAATTGGTGAAGCTATTCCCTTGTAATCCTGCATGATATTCCAATAGATTATCCCAACATTGAGAAATGGAATCTATTATAATGACCTCCATTCCTGCATCTTCACATATCCCTATGGCTTCCATATAGGTTTCGGGAGTAAAATTGTCTTGAAGGGATAACACATTGTAATTGCCTAAATTGGCATATAAATCAGCACTTCCATTCTCACTGTCAATAATGGCAATCTTAGTCCAATCACCACATAAGCCATAAGCAAGTAATAGGGCAGAATAGGTCTTTCCTGCTCCTGAACAACCTTGAAGAGCAAGTTTAATTTTGGCTTGCTTCTTTGATGAAACTCTTAACTGCATCATATTCAAATACTATTAATGATTCTACAATCTAAAAATAAAAAAGGCAGTCAGAACTCAATCCAACTGCCCATATAAGGATGCAACTTGTATATCATAAAGTTGCCAATGTAGGTGCTCCACCATCCCCTTGTTGATGAAGCATGTAGAACATATCCCCTGTTTCAGGAGAACAAACTTGTGAGATAACAGGTTTTGTAATGTCCCCTTTGAGGAATCTTTCACTTACTGCACCTGTTTCACAGCCATACACAAAGAAACATTTTCCTGTGTTTGGATTCTGTTTCACATCAATTCTTCCCACTCCCATTTTTGTCTTGAAGTCTGCAACAGACATTGTTTCAATGAACTTTAAGCTATCCATAAATCTATGATTTTAATTGTTGTGAGGGGAACTATCCCCACCCTGAATGATGGGGAGGGTATCAGGATGGTGTAACTTATGCTCTTAAAGACAAGAAAGTTGCAAAAAATATCAGAAAAATTTTCAGTAAAAACAGCTATACATTACTTGATGCACAAATCCAATAATCCCCTGCTCTCAATAATGAAAACAGGGGATTATACATTCAATCAGACTTAGGATTATGCCACCTCTTCAATCATAAGAAGATAGTCATTTATTTCATCTTCCGTAGGATTGCACTCTTCCACTAAATCAATCCAAGTTTTATGCCCCAAATGGGGGTACATCAGTACTTTTGCACTCAAATGTTCTGCATTAGTCAATGCCATAGGTACATCATAAGAAGACCATAGTACATTTTTCTCTATAAGGGCATTCCTATACTTTTTGAATGTGTTTTTAGATAAGCCCAATGCCTCCCATACCCTTTGGTCAGATAAGTCATATCTGAAAGTATTGTTCAAGCAAAGGCAATACAATCCAATCATAACTCCTTTTTCTTCAGGGGATAGTGTCCTGTCAAAGAACAATTCTTTTCTGATAAATCTAAAGTTTTGTTCATGAAAAGGCAGATAGAAGTGGTTTCTTCTTACATTTGGTTGCTCCTGTACACATTTATAAGAAATAAATCCACTCCTTTTTAGCCTTGGATAGTAGCTTTCACTGATATACTCACTTTGCACACCAGTTAAGGATGACAGTTGGAAAATAGTAATATCTGTGTACAAAATATTACTATTTCTCTGATAGTGAGATGATAAATACATTCCTGCAAGCAGGTACAAGTCTTTTGACTTAAACAAGCCAATGGCAGCAATAGGAAATGGTGTATAATCCTTTGTTGCCACAATCAAATTAGAATTACTTTTTTCCATAATCAATTTTTTATAAAACAATTAATTATGGGTCAAAAACACCCCTATCCTAAATACCTACCTAATAATATATAGCTTATAATTAGTATCAGGGTAATTTTGACCCTAACATCGGTAAATAAGATAATTTGATTGTTGGATTGAGGATTGTTGATGTTGAGTGCAAAATTATAAAAGAATTTTTGAATGCAAAATTTCTGATGGATAATTCTACAGATTTTCCATTGCCTTGTCAATTTGACAGTTTTCAAAGCCATCCAAGTAGATTTGGGTGACTTTTTCTGAACTGTGCCCCAATGATTCACTGATAATGGAAGTAGATACTCCAGCCCTTTTCAAGACTGTTGCATAAGAATGCCTTGCCACATAGGTTGTGAGTTTGATAGGTATATGCAACTCTTCTCCAATGGCTTTCAAAGCCTTATTCACTTTTGTAATGACCTTATGAAGCCTGTTTAACCTCTGTTGCTCTGTCTTGTGCTTGGAGGACAAGATGGGGAATAAGTATGGCTCATTACTCTTTTTATACTCCTTCAAGACCAACAAAGCTCTTTCCTGCATGGGCAGGTTGATGAGTTTGCCTGTCTTTCTTCTATGGTATATAAGCCTGTTCTCAATGATGTTCCTTTCTGTCAGGTATGCCATATCCACGAAGTTAATGCCACCCATAAAATAAGAAAAAGTGAATAAGCTGACTGCCAGACTTGTATAGAAGTCCTTCCCTGTTGTTGCGTAGTTTATGACAGCCTGAATTTCTTCTTTCGCCAAGGCTCTTTTGGCTGTTTCTTGATGCAACTTTGAAACATTGAACTTCCTGAAAGGATAATCTTCCTGCTTTACCAGTTCCATATTTACAGCCAAATTGAATATCATCCTGATATTCCTGAACCTTATGCCAATGGTGTTTTCTGACCTGCCTTGTTTCCTTAGCCAAGCCTCGTATCTTTTCAGCCAATTATAATCCATTTCTGAAAAAGGAATATCCAAATGCCTGTTGAACTTGATTAATGAGTTATAGGTCTGTTGGATGGATAGTCTGTATCCTGTCCTTTTCTCCTCTTCAAGACAATAAATGTGTTGTTTGAATAGTTCTCCAACTGTAATGGTTTTGCTTGGGTTTGATACTTTCTCCACAAGTGTAGTGGCTGAAAACTCCTTATTTTCTGATTTCAGCTCTACTATCTTGCTCCTTACATCACTTATCTTATTGGAAATGAGTTTTTCAAGCATTTCCCTATTGGGACAACTGGGCTTTGGTTGGTTCTTCTCAAAGTCCCAATGCTCTGGTTTAGTAGAAACACCAAGGTTGATATACCTTGTCTTTCTGTCCTTACATATTCTAATTTTTAGGGGTAACTCTCCTGTTTTCAGAGGTTTGTACTTGTAGCAAATTACATCTACTGTAGTCATTACGGTTAAAACATTGGAGAAAACATTTCTTTGTTTCTCCACCTTTTTAGCCATATTTGGACATAAAAAAAGAGAGTCACATCATTGTAACTCTCTGATTATCTAGTGGTGCCACCAGGAATCGAACCGGGGACACAAGGATTTTCAGTCCTTTGCTCTACCAACTGAGCTATGGCACCATTGTTTCTCGTTTGCGGTTGCAAAGGTAGGCATATTTTTTGAATCTACAAATTTTTTGCAAATTTTCTGCCAAATTCTTTTTGGTTTCAAAAAAATGATTTACCTTTGCACTCGCAAAACAGAAACGGAATGTAGCGCAGTTGGTAGCGCACTACGTTCGGGACGTAGGGGTCGGGCGTTCGAGTCGCCTCATTCCGACAGAGAACGGCAAGCAGTGAAAATTGCTTGTCGTTTTTTACCTTCGCAAACCGCTGTAAAGGCTCAGTTGATATGGCTCAGTCTGAAAACTTGGCTGCTTTATTGATCAGAATCGTATAAACATCTCCATTGCTCAGGCAAGTTTCATCCAAAGAAAGGTTTTCTCCAATGTTTTCAGGATAAAGGAGGTAGTCATGCGCATATTCGAGCTGATCCCGGTTCCGGTAATCACTGATTTTCTCCTTGTATTGTTTACGAAGAGTCTGCCCTTTACACCATAACGTTCTGCAAGCACACAGATGCTCACAGGAGTAGATTCAATCTCCTTCTTTTAAAAAAGAAACGAACTCAGAATTGAGCCGTGTACCGTCAAATTCGGATAAATCCCAGTCATAGCTGAAGATTTCATTGGAAGACTTGTCAAGCCATTTACGTTTACGAACATGAAGATAAGTGGCGCGACCACGAATAGGATAG